ATCTTGCCTGTTCTGGAATCATAATCCCTCCTAATCTCTAAATAAATAATTTTCCCACATATCATACAAAGTAAATCTTTATCTGAATTCAAGTACATTGCCCCATTACATTTAGGGCATAAATTATGTGTTATCATCTTTTAATAAATGCATTATCTTTTGTATGCTTGTTGTACGACCATGATACACCTCTTCTATGATTGTGTCAAGGTCTTTCTTTAATGATACTGTTGCTGCTGATGGATCGACACTATCAGAGATAGCTGATTCTCTAGAGCGTTTATCCTTTCGTTCACCATCTTTAAGTTGTTCTACTTGCATTACAAACTCCTGTTCCGCTTCTACAGCCGTGTTATCCATTTCCGATGGAAACTCTGATACTTTAGGAGTATCGTTTTCCATGTGTCGTTGATCCAACGCCTTTTTAAGGTTGGCTTCATTTGAAGTAGGTGTATTCTGAGAAGGTATAGCTTTTTGTCCATACTTCTTTTTCTTCTTATTACTACCATAAGTTGGTGTAAAGAACCCTGAATCAGCAGATGTTGCTACAGTTCCACCGAATCCCCCACCATCACCTTCTTTTAAAAGGTCTGTTGATGTATCAGTATTCCACGGTTGACGTAGAGAATCGATAGTCGATAAAAGTAATGCTTGTTCCTTTGGTGATAACACATGTCTAGCTTTAGCATAAAAATCTACAAATTTAAGATACCCTTTCTTTTCATAAACTTTTATAAGCCCTTTAAATGCTGCTTCTGATATTTTATCCATTAGTCACGCTCCCCATAAAGTAACCATTTAAAATCTGTATCATCAGGAACAGTTTTAAATGTCTCTTTATTATACTTGATATAATCTTCTGGGTCAATAGAAGTAGGTGCTTTACTAGTTTCTGCATGATACTGTTTTAATTGCCCCTGTTCAAAACCATCCAAATTTATATTACCTTGATATTTATTCCATGCACCGGCACTTAATGAAGCTTCTACTTCTTGGCTTCCCGAAGCTTTTGCTTGAGCAGCTACCATTTCATCACTATTAGCATGTGTCCCAACTGCCATATAATGAAGAAAGTCATTAAAAACTTTGTCAGTATCCTTTTCATGTAATAAATTAACAATTGCTTTACGAGCAGCTTTAGGGCTGTCATTATGTTTTGCTAATGCCCATCGAGCAAAAGTTGGCATAACATGATTATAACCTGTAGAAGAGGTTAAATGATCTATATTAGCAGCCTCTTCTCTTGAAGATGCTTTAACATTACGCCCATATCTATTAGTTAATATAACATGGGCTATTGCTTCTGTTGGAGCCTCTTCCATAAAAGTAGCAAAATGTTTAGCAGTAACATGATTCATTTTATTTGTAACTGATTTAAAAGGGCTAACTATACCGTTAGCTTTAACATGTTTAACTGTCCCGATATTATCCGCCATAGTTTCTACCATTTCTACTTTATCTCGCTTCCCTTCCCCATGCGATGCTGTATGTACCATTTCATGTGTAATGGTATGCATTGCATCAAAAAATTTAGTATCATCACTACCGTATAAAGCAGCTACCAAATGAGGATTTAGAGTAATATTATGCTGACTTGGCAGATAGAAACCACCTAAATTTAGGTCGTCAATTTGAGCTTTCTCTATTGCTTTTTCAAAAGCTTGATATTGCTTAGTACTATAAACCTCGTCAGGATTAGCATCTGGATTATTCTTTTTAAAAGTTTCTTTAAATTGCTTTCCTTCTGGAGAATTATCAAAATCTTCCCTAGCTTCTATCTGTACATGCTGTTGAAATTTAAAACTATTACGTATATAATGTGTTTCTCCGTCCACCTCAAATTCATCATGATTTAATTTTACAGTTGGACTCATATCTATTTCAACTCCCTCTACTATAGGTTTAGAACTAAATAATTTAAGTAACTGCTCAACACCTTGATTCATTAATTTTTCTTGTTTAAATCCCGCTTCATATCTAGCATTTTGAGCATCATCATATGCGGCTTCAGCTTCAGGGATTTCTGGAAAATCTTTTATAACTTCGTCATAACGTTCTTCATTATTATAAATCTCAAGGAGTTCCTCTGAACTAAATGCATTAGCCAGCTTATTCTGAGCATCCATAACTATTGAACGAGCCTTCTCTTCTTTTGCTATTAACGGAGCTATATTTTCTTCATGAAAAGTTTTTAGTTTTTCAGATATCATATCAAATTTTTGACCAGCTTCATGATATTCTGGATTGTTAAGTTGTTCAGGATCACCTGTATAATAGAAACCGCCTCTCGGCCCTTCAATAAGTCTAGTTCCTTCAGGTGCTTCACTAGGATTATGTATTGGAACTTTATCTTTAGGCATTGGCCCCATTGTTTCAGTATCCCATTGAACTACTCCTCCTGACGCATCACCTTTTCCTGCGGGTTTATCTATAACTTCTTCATTCACATCAATTAATTCATAATCTTCTTGTGGAGATTTCTCTTCTTCATCTTCAGCCTCTTTTAAGATAACCGCCAAACCTCTTTGTCGAGCAATATCAATAAATTTAGATATCCAGAAATCAGGCATCTCAAATAAATCAACTTGTTTTTGAACGTTCTTCTCTACAAATTCTGTAGGTTGAGTGTTATCAATAGGAGTCTTATGTTTCTTTTTCCAATCAATACGTTTAGGGCCAAGTAGACCACTATGTGTTGGAGGATATGAAGGATGATTAATACTCCTACCTTGGTCATACTTCAGGAATTTTTGAACAGCACTTTCTTCATGCTCTTCTTTTTTATTCCCTGTCTTTTTATTGTTGGTTCTTTGATCCCAATAAGCACCACGTTTTAATGAGTCACCTTGAGCATTTAATCCTGAACCATAACCTGAAGCCATGTCTTTTTTTAGTTTTCTATTTTTACTGCGTGGAATAGTAGGTTTGGTTCCTTCTTGCTGACCACCTCGTCCCCAACCACCCATACCTTTTCGATAGCGGAAACCTTGTTGACGTTCTTCTTCAGCAGCATCTTCGTATTTATTACTGTCTGTAGAACCACGAGGATTAGTTAACCACCCTTTTTTTGTATAGCCTGAAGCATAAGCAGCTTGAGCAACTTCTTCGGCTTTCTTCTTAGAATTGAATGGGCCTTGTCCACCCCAATACCATTTACCATCCTTTTTTCGGACTGGCATATTAAATATCCTCGGTAATATCTAGTACTGCTGGTGTATTGTCAATAGGAGTCTTAGGACGTTCTGGTCTAGTAGTATTGAAAGTAGCCTTTTCGATGGCTAAAACACCGTTCATTCCTAGATCAGCTACGTAATCTACACCATTTTGTAGAAACCATAATTTAGTACCGTCAGCACTTACCTCTTTAACAACTGGACTAGAAAATCCTTTTTGCATTAAGTCTCCCATCCATGTTTTATTCATAGCCCCGCCAACTTCTTTATATCCAAATTGACGATTCTCTGCTTTCTTGGCTCGTGCCTCTGCATATTCATCAATATCACGTTCTTCATTAGGAGCTTTATCATGCCAGTCAGGAGTTCGTCCTGCGGTACGACCTTCAAACTTCCCATCAGCTTTAAGCATTGCCTGAATAGGAGTTGCTCCCTCATCACCCGGAGGAGCAGGAAGACCTTCCTCACCGCCTCCCATTTGCTGTTCCTGCATTTGCTGTTGAGCTTGAGCCATTTGATATTGCTGTTCCTGTTGAGCCAATTGCATAGCTTGTTGTTCAGCTTGCATTTGAGCAGCTGGAACCATATCGCCACTAATAATAAATTCGGCATCTTCCATTGGAACGCCTTCTTCTTTTAATGTAAACATAAAGCCTAGTTGAGACATGGTTTGCATTACTTGCGACCTTTGCTGAATAAAACTAATCTTAGTAGCTTCAGCTTTCTCTTCAGGGTTTGGTAGTTCTAATGTCCAATCAGTTACGCCGAATGCGTCCAATAAAGCAGGAATAACTTTTTGATGTATTAATCGTTGATCTGATTCAACAACACGACTCATAACAACTAATTGTTGAGTCTGTGTCGATAAGCCCCCAAATGCTTCAGGTGCGCCTTGCCATGCAGGAGTTACACCCCACATAGCTGCGATACGTTCTCGTATTTCTTCTCTTACAGGAAGATAATCCATTTCTTGTAGTGTATGGAAAAGTCGTACAAGGTCTACTCGACCTCTTTGACTTCTAGCTGAAACAGCTACCATTGGAATAAAGTTAGGGTCTATACGAGTTTGGGCTGCTATATGCTCTCTTTCTCTACGTAGACTCTCAGGATCATCAGTTGTTACCATAATCATGGAAGCGGGCATTTTCCTTTCAAAGAAATAACGGTATAGATTTTTATCCATACCAATAAGAGTTAATCCTTTTTCAAAAACCGTAAGGATCGGACTCCAACCATAAGTTTCCGAAGGAGAGAATTTAGATACATGTATAACTTCGTGTTCCAACATATACATGTGTTGATTTCTATGAAAGTACTTATACATGACTGCTTGCATCTCTCTCTTACAACCACCTTCTTCGCATGTTCCCGGCCCTTCTGAGAGTTCTTCTCTATGGATTGGGCATATAAAATGTGCGTTTTTAGATAAGCCAGCCGTGTCAAGGTCGAATTCGACCAAAGCTGGATTGAGTCGTCTGATCTCTTTAACTTTGGATCGGAGGACATCTCCATCACTATAATACTCCTTAGCTAAATATAAAAACGCATCGTCTATCGAGTTTAAATCAAAATGGAATTGTCTCATAACTTCTTCAAAACTTTGAGAGAAGATATTACAATTCTTCAGAAATTTTTCAAGTGCCTCTTTTGTTTCAGTTTCAGGATTATCTGTTAAAGCTTTCCATTCTAAGCCTCTCCTAAAAACCTCATTTGTAATATGGTTTAAAGGTGATCGTATTTCCTGTACTGACATAACAATAGTTTGTAAGTCCATAACTAGTTGCTGTCGGTATGCCATTTGATGACGTACCCAAGTATTGACCACATGATCAAGTCCTATACTTGGAGCCGATCCAGTTTCAGCACCACTAGCACCTTTCATTAACTGCATCATATCAATCTGTTGATTCAGATTAGTTAATTGCGATGCTAGTTGTGGTACTTCTGGTAAATATTCTGATAATTTCATATATTTTATTCCCTACCTAAATTAGTCATATCCGCCATAGATACTAGTTTAAGAATTGAATTCATAGCTTTCTCTTTTAATTCATATTCTTCAGATCGTGGCTCCCTGATAATCTCAGGATTTTTTGTATTAAGTTCTGCGGCTTCTAATTTTACTCGTAAATCTTGAATTTCTGCATCTTTTTCAGTAACCATTGCATTATATTCTTCTTCGTTACCAAAGTTTGCATTCGCTAAAATTCCTGTCCGTGCCGCCTCTTTTACGATTGATATAAATTCACCTTCTGTTAGAATTTTAACTGCCTCAGTTTCATCATCAATTTCATCTTCAGGTTGTAAAGACTTTAAATCCTCGTGCCACGTATCTAATATACGCCACGTATTTGTAAGATCGTCTTTAACCGCTACATATTGTACTTCTCTATCTCTTAACATATTTCCTATCATTATTCTACTCCTTATTTTCTATTCTAAAGCTGCTGCTAGTTTCTGTGGGCTAAATCCCACTATCGTATCTCCTCCTATAACCACTACTGGTGTTACTCTATAACCCATTTGTACTAATCTATCTGCATATTCTACATTCTTTGAGATATTATACTCTGTAAAAAAGTGTCCCTTGCTTTTTAACCAAGACTTGGTTGCCATACACGGGCCTCAACCATTAGATGTGAATATTGTTATATCTGCCATTATGTCTCCTTTCGTTGTTTGCGTTCACATACGTAGCATACTCTACGTTCTTTCTTTACGTGTAGTTTAACACCACACTTACACTTTGTCCAGTTCCTTCTAGCCATTTAATCCCTCCATTACAATAACGCCTACTAATAATAAGACTGCGATGAGGACTGTCGATTGTATTAGCAGCCCCCATAAATCTGAATTTTTTGGCTCCATTGTGTCACCTTTATTCGTTAGTCACCGTCTCAGTTGGTGCTGCAATAGTTACCTCAACGTTATCAGAAACGTTCCAGTTGGCTGCTGTGACACTTTCGGCAATTTTAAATTCCTTAGTAGCAAATCCATCAGCCGCACCAGCATTACCGCCTCCTCCTATCTCATTAAGTTTAATAGTTAATGTGCCGATTTTCATCCGGTCAAATACACATGCGCCCCCTTCAGTAAATAAATTTGAAAGGGTTAGTTTATCTATTTTCCCATTTTTCGATGAGGTTGGGGCATCGATATGTATTCTATCATACGATCCGCCTGAAGTCACCATCGCTTCAGCCTGATGATGTCCACCACCGACTGCTCTCATTCTTGAAGTTCCCGGTGATTGATTAATCGACTGCCCGTCTGAGGCGTTTCCAATTACGTTAATCGTATGCGCCGTAATATTATCGAAATACATAAACGTACATCTCGACTTCTCGATCAGTAATTCGCCCACCTCTAGAAAAGTAGGGACTGCATTCTCTCCAGTTACTACTGTTCCTCCAATTAATACTGCTGTAGCCGCAGCCGCAGTACCACCAGCAGAAGTATGTGCTGATGAAGGTATCGCAGACCCGGTATAAACCGTACCTACTGTTACATTTTCAATCTTAATCTCCCTTACAGGAGTGTCCGTTAAAACTATTCTTAACGTATTATCTTCTTTGTTTTCTTTTCTCCATGCCATTGTTTGTTCCAATGTAGGAGAAGGATTCAGAGCAGGAGCAGCGTATATTCCACTATCTCCATTTGTGAAACTTCTGTCCGCTAAAACCGTCTCATTCACAACGACTCCAGTACCCGCCGTACCACCAAGTGCTAACAAGCCTATAGCCATTTGTGGACTTAATCCCATCATTCTCAAGAAAGAATAAGGAGACATTACAATTTTAAAGGCTGTTTTCCATTTCGCTGATTCAGAATTTAAATATTCTATCTTAACCAGCAGCCAGTTTCTCCAGACTGTTATTTTTCGATACGCTTTAATTGGTGATCTTACAATAACCATTGGTGTAGCTTTAATAGTCTTCCACCACGCTTTAAAATTACCTACGTGCAATAATAATCCAAGAACAATTAAACCTGACGATGCAGAAATTGTAGGTATTATATTTGCCTGTAAATAAATAACAAAATCAAATAATTTATTCGCTATACTAAGCTGTATATAAGGGGCAAGTGTCGGAATCGGATTAATGTATGAACATATTAATCCAAAACTCCCCATTAATACTAATAATGCTGTATTTACCACTCCCAATGTTTTAGTCATCTGCTTAACAGGTATCTTTACTTTTGGTAGGGTAATGTTTGGCGAGCTAAAACTAATCTTAAGTAACTTAATAGTCGGTATTTTAATTTCAGGTATTGCTATAACTGATAAAATACTCTTTAAAAACCGTTGTATCATGTTCTCACCTCGCTTTCAGTACTAGGAATAGATAAATTCCCTATTTTATTATACTAGATAACTCAGAATTATGCAATTTCACAGGCACTCCAGTCACAAGATAAACACTTATGACAACCACTCTCATAAATAATCTTTGGGTTTTCGCAACAATCAAATGTTACATCCTCATTTTTAATCCCTTTCACAAGAATTTCTTTCTCTCGACTTCCAGCCCTATAAACAGTAATACCTTTACATTCTGTTTTCCATGCCAACATATACGTATCCCATACATCCTGTACTGTTGCATCATTAGGCATATTAATAGTTTTAGATATACCTGAATCAACATATGATTGAAAAGCTGCTTGCATTAAAACATGTTCTTCAGGAAGTAATTCTGGTGATGTAATATAAATCTCCTTTATATCATTCGGAACATCAGTTCGATCCTGCAAACTACCACCCTCAGCTAAATACGTCATAAGGTCTTCAGAATAGAATTCACGATCTTTAGCTTCTTGTTCAAAGTATTTATTAACGTACGTTAAAGTTTGAGCTTCTCCAGTTTCCTCTTTTAAAATATTCTGTTTTCTCCACGCTAAGGCAAAAGTGGGTTCAATACCTGATGAACAATCTGCTAACATGGAAATGGTTCCCGTTGGTGCAACAGTCATGCGACAAGCATTTCTATATGTTTCAGTTACATGATCAAAAGAACTTTGTTCCCATGCAGGAAAAGTTCCCCGTCTTGCTGCAAGATCAAGAGATGCTAGATCAGCTTCTTGTGTTATGAATTGTATGAGTATCCCTGCGATCTTTCGTGCATCTTCACTATTATAAGACACTCTTAATTGTATAAGTAAGTCAGCAAATCCCATAATTCCCACCCCAATTTTCCGTGTCGATTTGGTCATTTGTTCAATTTCAGGAGTGGCATAATAATTTGCATCAATTACATTATCTAAAAAGTTAGTAGCTAATTTTGTAACTTTAGCTAATCGTTGCCAGTTGATGTGTTCTTCCCATGATGTATCTATATTCTCCGACACAAGTCCCGATGCGTCATAGCTAGGTACTGATCTATAGAATTTAGCTACATTAATTGATCCTAAATTACAGGACTCGTTTCCAAGAAGTGGTTGTTCACCACACGGATTAGTTGCAATCATTTCTCCATATTGTTCTGAAACTTTATTATCTTTATTAACTTCGTCTAAGAAAATCATTCCGGGTTCTCCGTTCCTCCACGCCCCCTCAACAATTTTTGTAAATACGTATCGAGCTGATAACATATCAACTAGATGATTAGTGTGTGGATCAATTAATCCATACGACATGTCATGTTCAACCATTTTCATCCATCGAGAGTCAACACCAACAGAAATATTAAAATTATGAATATCCCCTTCAGTTGCTTTACAGTCAATAAAATTAAGGATATCGGGATGATAAACTGACATGACTGCCATATTAGCACCGTCTCGTTTTCCTGCTTGTGTTACCATAGAAGATACTCGTGAAAGTGTTTTTAATACTTCAATAGGGCCACATGCCTTACCATGAGTAGTTTTAATACTGGTTCCTGTAGGACGTAAACGGGATAATGAAAATCCTGTTCCTCCTCCAAACTTTTGAACCATCGCCATATCTTGTGCCGTTTTCATAATCTCTTGCATACTATCCTCAAGAGGTAATACAAAACAAGCTGATAAAGTTCCTTGTTCAGTTCCAGCATTCATTAGAGTTGGAGAGTTAGGAATAAACTCTAACCGCTCCATTATATCTATAAACTCTTGTTTAAGTAAATCCTTTTCAACAGGTAAAGTAAAGTAATCATCTTCAACTTTCGCAATGGCTTCAGCCACCCGACTAAATAAAGCGTTTCCATCTTCAATAGTTTCCCCTTTAGTATTTTTTAGGTAGTAACGATTTCTCGCCACAGTTTCAGCATGTGGTTCTAACGTAGTTGTCATGTATAAAAATCCTCCTTAAAATTATCCTCGATATCCACAGTAGAGACATAAATTGTTTTCTGTAACCCAAAACGATTCGACACAGATGCCTTCTTGACAGTCAGGATTTGGAGCAGTTGCCCCAACTTGTTTTGTATCATTCCATGATAACTGAGTTTCTCCTGATTCTAAATCTTTTATTCCGTCTTTTTTGCCACGTAATGTGGCTTCTATTTGTACACTTGCCTTTGGTGCTGATTGTTCTCCGGGCGATACCGCCTCTAGCCAATCTGTAGCACTCCCTACTGTTGTATAAACATCTTGCGATAATTCATGACATGCTTGTAATGCCATTGCAACTGAGAAGAATGCGTCTCCGTGTCCCATAGGTGTTTCGGGTGCTTTCAATTCGTTACTTACAGATAAAATCTGCGATTTTTGTCGTTCATCTTGAAGCAGTTTTAAATTCCCAGAATGTACGAACTGCTCAAATATATGAGCCATCGTATTCTTAGATTTTAATGTAAACGACATGGAACGCCATTTATGGTCTAGTCCTCTATCTTCTAACTCTCCACGAGTATTGTCTATATATCCTCGTGTAATATTAAAATTTTCTGCCGCTTCGTTCAGATACTCTACTTGATCTGAATAACTCCAACCATCTAACCATGATTGATGTATCTGCTCTACTTTATCTCCAATCTTTCTGAAAATAACGAGATGTGATGGATGTCTCTTTTTCCCCACATCAAACCCAGCGAATATTTGTTCGTCAACCGACTCTGTATACGGTTTAGTTGTAGGTAAATTCCTCAACTCTGGGTCTTCTAATTTTTCTATATCCTCTGTATTAAAATATGATTCAGTTGAAAAATGGGGTACTAACAAAAACTCGGAAGCAAACGATTTAGGTCGTGCCTTCTGTTGTGTTAATAACCAATCTTCTGAATATAACTCTGGCATCAACACCCTTCGCCCCGGTGCAGGATCAAGAGCGGGTAATACTCGTGACTTAAAACGTTCATCACTTTGTAACTTGGCAAGAATATCTCCCGGTAACATTGGTGTACCTAAAACAATTACAGGAACTCCTTTTAATGGGATAA